CACTCCTTCGCCCAAACGTCCCCGCGCTCCTCCTCCCTTTTTTGGTAACTTCAAGTATGGCTGCGTCGTCTGTGGTCTCGAGTCCCCCGTTCCTTTGCAACACGCTTCCGACTTCGGCAATTCTCGTCAATTGGTTGCAGACGATATGGGCGGACTCTGTTCCGAAAAGTGTTATGACCACTTGATCCAGCAGACCATCCATTGTTCCAAAACGGGCCATCCCTACCTTCTCCCCCACCCAAAATTCCGCCACCACGGTGCTGGTCACTCCCAACCTCAACCCACTTCTGCTTCTAAGCCCAAACGCTGGTCGTCTGAGTCTTCTTTTTCTTCTGTTTCTACTAACCGCCAAGCTTCTCCCTCCAAGGCCATTCCTGCTGTCCTTCCTGACACCCCCTATGAGCCCGCCAAGTCTGTTTCCCGCTTGACCACTTCCACCCGTGGCCATATTGTTCACGGTCCTTGCCACCACCCTAACTGCAAAGAGCACGACGCTTCTGGTGCTCGTTGGGAAATGTGTCACGCTGGTCACGGATTCAACCCGGACATTATGCCTCGTTACGGGAAGAAGAAGCTTTGCCACCTCTGCCTGCGTAAACCCAGTCAAAAGAAGTCTAAATCAGATTCTGGTCGCCTCTTCAAGCCTCAAGTTCCGCATCATGGCACTGATGCCCCCTCCGACGGTTTTTATCCTGGTTACACTAACAACGTTCTTTCCGCTCCCCTCAAGCATCAACCTGGTCGTTCCCTCGGTCTCTCTTTCGCTGCTGCCAAAGCTCAGCCAACCCCCCCGCCACATCAAGACCGCCCCAACCAACCTTTTTTACCTTCTCTCTCTGTTCATGTAGCTGGTATTTCTCCTCATCAACCTTACCTGGCTCAATTCCCTAATGTACCTGCTCGCGAGTCTGCAATCCCTGACATGAATCTTTCCACTCGTCGCATCGCTCGTGACTCCCCTTATCCCCAATTCGACTGTTTGCTTCGTGCTCTCTCCCTGAGCTTGTCGGAAACCCCTCAGCGCCTCTGGTCTCTTCTTTGCAAATATGCTCCTGCTGAGTCCCTCCATCAAGCTTATCTCGGCAAAGGTCTCTCAACTTTTCACGCTCATCTCTTGGGTTTGCACTTTGGCGTCAAAATCTGTATGGAATATGTTTTAACTCCTTCTAATCTTTATCCTGTTCTCGGCCACAAGTCTTCTGCACGCCCTCCTGTATTTTTAAAATGGACCTCCAATAATCGCGGTGGAGGTCATTTCGAGCACACTGATCGCGCTCCTCTTTCTCAGTTTTTCAAGTTTGAAGTTTCTGCCCCTTCTAACGAGTCCTCCCCTGGTTTTATTTTTGGCTCTTCTCACAACCAATCTGTACAAAAACTTAACAACATAATGTCTACTATTCCCCATCTTCATTGGCATTCTTTTTCTCCTGATAAGAAACGAGCTAAGGCTTTTTGGAACGCTTGGCGCAACCACGAGGTTGGAGTGTCTTTTGAAACTTTCCTCAAGATTGAGACCAATTCCACCTCCTCCGCTGTTTGCGCGGCTCGAGTAGGCGAAATCACCCGGTATCTTGAACAATATGACACCCCCGGTTGCCCGCCCAAAATCGTCCAAATCGCAGTGGTTGAAGGCTTGCCTGGTTCCGGCAAATCTCGTCCCGTTCTTGATCGTCTCCGTTCCATGACCTCTGAGCTAACCAAGGATGTTTTAGCTTTCGGATTTCCCCGAGTGTTTCTGCGCACCGACACTGTGTCAAAATTCAAATTGAAAAAGAGTCAGTCTGATTGTTTCCGCACTTGGGAACATGTCGTGGCCAATTCTGCTTCTTTTTGCATTTTTGATGAGTACGGCCTCTTCCCTCCAGGCTACTTCGATTTCTTTCTCATCCATCAGGACTCCTGTGAACGTCTGTTTCTTCTTGGTGACCGTTGCCAAGGTTCTTGGACCCCCGAAAATGAAAATGCCAGAAAAAATTCTTCTCTTCTTGAATTAGATTCTTGCTTGAAACAGTTCCGTTCTTTTGTATCATACTATCGTTATTACACTTATCGCCTTCCTCAACGTGTATCAATAGCTCTCGGCATCCATTCTCTTTCCCCTACTAACGGCTGGGTTGATTTCCAGTACCATTTACCAGCTGCTGAACTCGGCATTCCTATCCTCTGCGCTTCTGATTCTGCCAAGGCCACGCATGTTCGCGCTCAATACAAAGCCTACACCTACACTGAAGTTCAAGGTGCTGAGTGGCCCGTTGTTTGCGTTGTCATTGATGAAGCCACATTGCGTCTTTGCTCCAATGAGATGCTTTTCACCGCCCTTACACGTGCTTCTGAGGGTCTTTATATTCAGTGCAACTTACCCCCCGCTGAGGTTTCTCGAATCGCCCTTCATCCTCTGCTAGGACCCCTTCTAAATATGCAACCTCATGCTGGCAACCCTCTACAATACTTCCATACCCATTTTCAAGGTCCCACGCTCGTTCTACCTCCGGATCTCAACTTTGTTTACGGTTCCAACCCTCTTGTGTCTCGTCCTGCTGATGCTCTTTGCCGCTGGTCCAACGAACGCCTCGACTACTTACCTGCTTCCTTCCGTGCTAATGCCCCTGTAATCTACGAGTATTTTGCTTCCGAACCTTCCATTCCTTCTGGCTCCCCTGCTGATTTCCCTGTACCTACTCATCTTCCTGGTGGCTGTGATCCTCGTGACTGTGCTGAACTCGAACCTGTTTTTGAGCGTGAAAAAAGAGAGCTGTTTTACCGCGGCGAGATGTCTGCTCAATTCATTGAGCACTCCAAAACTGTCTCTTTTCCTGTTGAGGCCAACTTCTTTCCTCGTCAATCTGCTAAAATGGATCCGACGCTCTTCATCTCCGCTCGTGACACTCGTTTCGATTTCGCTTCTCCCTCCGAGAATCTCGCCTCTTTCGAGAAGAACAAGTGGCTTGGCCCCATCCTCTTTGAAAAGTTTCGCTCCTATCTTGGCCTTCCTCTTGAGTCTTTGGATTTCGATGAGGAAGCTTTCACTTTTGCCATCATTCAAACTGTCGCTGTTAAGCTCAACAAACCCATTGCCCAAATTTGGAACAACATCGACCGCTCCTCTCCTGAATGGCAACGTAACTATATGGAAGCTTTTGTTAAATCGCAGCATAAGGCAAAGGCTGAAACTGGCGCTCGCAACTTTCGTCTAGAAGAAGAAGATGAGGCTTTTCCCCTCAAGCCCAACGCCAAGCCTGGTCAGCCTCTTGTCACATCTCCTGACGTTAACGTGTTCGAGTTTGGCCCTTTCACCCGTTACATGCGCGCCATCCTTTACAAGCTCAAACGCGAGAACGTCTACATCCATGGGGGAAAAACTCTTCATGATCTCGACAACTTTTCCAAACAGTACTCAAACGACTCTGACGCTTCCACTTGCGATTTTTCTTCTTATGACATGTCTTGTAAAGCTGAGACTCTCTCTTTCGAGTTATGCTTGTTTTCATACTTCCGCCTCGACCTTCAATTTCCCGATCTTTTCCAACTGTATTTCTATATCAAGACTCATATGTATACTCAATTTGGCACCTCTGCCATCATGCGCTTCACTGGCGAATTTGGCACTTACGACTTCAACACCTGGTATAATATCGCTTACATGGCCCTACGTTTTAACCTTAATTCTTCCCGCTTCAATTCTCGTGGTGCCGCTTTCTCTGGTGACGACTCCATTTTTTTCTTCGTTCTCGTTGAGGATGCTTCCTGGACTTATTTCTCCCGTCATTTTGCGCTGATTGGCAAGCTTTTTATCGGTCCTTCCAAAGATTTCTGCGGTTGGTGGTTGCTCCCTTGTGGAGCTGTTCGTAACCCCATTCTCTTAGCTTTGAAAATCTTGTATCAAAAAGCCCGCGGCAACCTGGAGAAATGTTTGGATTCCTATTTCTTAGAAGCCCTTTTTGCTTACAACCACGGCGACGCCTTGTACAACCACTTACCCACCTTAGCCTTAGAAGCCCAGTCTTG